ATGACGCTGCCCCCTACCGTCCGCTTCGTCATGACCCCGCGTTGGCGGGATAGCGAAACCGGCGAAGTCGGACGCGATCATCCCGCGATGGTCTGCGCGCTGGTCGATGCGCCGGGCCGGGTCGTGGGTGTCCAGTGCATTTTCCTGCAGGATGGTGGCCGTCGCAAATATGAGCGGCTCCGCGAGGATGGCAGCAAGGCCAAGGCCAAGCTGACCTTCGGCGTGATCGTCGGGTCGGCATTCCGCATCGGCCCGCCATCCGACCATATCGTCATCTGCGAAGGCCCGGAGGATGGACTGACATTGCGCCAGCAACTGCCCGACACGACCGTCTGGGTCGCGTGCGGCACCGCCCTTATGTCCCGCGTGTCGCTGCCATCCTCGATCCATCGGGTCACGCTGGCCGGTGACAATGGCTCGGCGGGGCTAGCCGCCGTCGATCAGGCGACGGCTGCCTATCTGGATGCCGGGATCGCGGTCAACGCGATCTTCCCCGATGACGGGTTCAAGGACTGGAACGATCAGCTTCGCGGGGTGCGCGGCTGATGGCGTCGGTAGCAGATAAAATGCGGGACGCAGACTTTGCGCGTCCAGAGCCTCTGTCGCTTATGGGCGAAGTCGCGAAAGGGGAGAAGTATCCGATACATGCCCTTGGTGAGACGATCGGAGGTGCCGTCGCTGCCATATCCGAAAAGGTGATGGTCCCGCCCGCGCTGGCCGCTAACTCGGTTCTCAGTGCCTGCTCGCTCGCCGTCCAGCCCTACGTCAATGTCCTTCTTCCTATCGGCGATGCCCGGCCCGTTAGCCTTTTTCTCGTCACAGTAGCGGAAAGCGGTGATCGGAAATCCACTACGGACAATCTCGCCACCGGGGAAATCGCAGTCTACCAGCGCGAGCTTCAGGAGCATCATGTTCGATCGGAGCATGAAATCACGGCACGCAAGCTCGCATGGGACGCGAGCAAGGGTGAAGCGCTGGCGACATCGAAAAAGCGGGGCCGGGAGGCGATTGAGCAGGCGCTCAACGATCTGGGCGCGAAGCCGCTAGATCCTATGGTGCCGACCATTACCGTCCGCGTCGGCACGACACAGGGCCTTCTCAAGCAATTCGAAATCGCCCGGCCTTCCCTCGGCCTGATGTCAGACGAAGGCGGCTCGTGGTTGGGCGGCTATGGACTGTCGGAAGACAACCGCCTGTTCACCGTGGCGACGCTCAGCGACCTATGGGATGGCCAGCCTGTCCAGCGCCTCACGGCTGGGGAAGGCGCGACATCGCTATATGGACGTCGCCTGACCTTCCACATGATGATCCAGCCGGTCCTGGCTGGCCGCCTGCTGGGCGACGCTGAGTTCAAAGGCCAGGGCTTCCTGAGCCGCCTACTCGTCGCACAACCTGAAAGTCTGGTTGGCACCCGGTTCGTTGATCCACATGCGCCGGTGGACGACACGATCGCGCAGCGGATCGACAGCTATAACCGCAGACTGGCGCAGATCATCCGAGCGAAAATGCCCATGGATGAGGATACGAGGGCGCTGCGGCCCAATCCTGTTCCCCTGTCTCGCTCCGCCCAAATACTTTGGTGGGACTTCTCAAACGAGATGGAGAAGCGCGCAGGCAAGGATGGCGACATGAGTGAGGTCAGGGGCTTTGCACTCAAACTGGCGGAACATGCGGCGCGCATCGCGGCTGTGCTTTCTGTGTTCCAACAAGGCCCTCGGATCGAAGAAATTGAAGACGAGCAGATGGCCAACGGCATCTTGCTCGCACGATACTATCTTGCGGAGGCCGCGCGCCTATTCGGCTCTGCCTCCCCCAATCCTATCATAATGGCGGCCCAAAAGGTTTCCGACTGGCTGAAGGACAAGTGGGGTGAGAACCTGATCTCGGTCGGCATTCTTCAGAATTTTGGGCCACCCGCGGTAAAGAAGAAGGCCGCCACCTTCGTGAAAGATGTCATCGCCGTGCTGGTAGAGCACGATCATTTGTCTGCCCGGCTACCCAGCGGCGGCATGGTCAGCGGCAATAAAGTCCGCGACGTGTGGCGGGTGCAGGTGCGCAATGACTAAACTTTCGCCAACAATAGCCTGCGATAGCTATTCCGTCGACGCCTTCGAAGCGTCCGCGAAAGCCGAGGATTTCCGCCGTTTTCGTATCGATCGCGACGAAACTTTAGCCGCTTTAGCTACTTTAGCCGGGGGCAGTGAATGGGCGACGGGTGTTCATGCCCTGATCGCGTACACGTGCCCTGCATTTCATAGCCCGTCGGAGTGGGACACGCTTTGCTGGCGTGTCTATTCATTCGCAACCGCATGGGCAGATGACGGCCTGCGTTATGGCTGGACGTTGCTCGATATGTTTGGCTGCAATCCTGACCCGATCGCGCGCCGGGTCGATCGCAACGGTGTTGCCATGACGCTGGGCCGGATGCTCTCGCCGCTTACCGTCGCTGCCGTCGATGCGGACGCCTGGCACTTCGCCGACCAACGCGGCACCCTCCTTCGTTTCACCCGCATGGATCGCGCCGGGCAGGTTCCGATGTGGATCGCCTATCGCGCTCACGGGGGTCCGTAACAATAGCCAAGGCGTAGCTAAAGTGGAGCTAAAGTTATCATTGCCAACCTCAATTCACCACATCCTACATAGGAATGGAGGGCGGCTATCCTATTGTAATATATACAATAATAAGGATATTTTCATTATGAGTGGACGGTTTGATGTAGGCTTTAGCCGCACTAAGGCTAAAGTAGCTAAAGTAGCTAAAGATGGGATGGAAGGGGCGCTTTGGCCAAGCGCCTCACATGCGGAAATTCCGTTGGAACATCTGATGCTCTGCTGGACGCCCGGCGTTCACGTCATGGCGGTTCTTCATCCCGACTATGACGATAACGGGGTTCTGCTGGATCGCAGTGACCTCGCCTGCTCTGACGGCTGGGCCTCGATTGGTGACATGGACCGAATGGACAAACTGTATGGGGTTCTTGGGGAGATTATCGTGCGCGATAGTGTGTCCTTGGAGGCCGTTCGCCGCGCCCTCTCATATTGCCCGGAAGCGGTTCGGTTGGGACTAGCCCCTGAGCCGCCCATGAAACGCGGCGGGCTGGCGCTGTGCCGCTTTAGTCAGATTGACCCAGATGGGCGCATACGGGGGCCATTTACGTCATGATCCACCAAGGCACGGTCGTTTGGCAGTTGGGGCGCATCCATCAAGCCTATGCCACTTACAGCAAGAACGGGGTTCGTAGGGCGCGTCGGCCCTTCGATAGCTGGTGGGAGCCGGGTTCGATCTGGGCAGTCACCGACCCCTCCGATGCGCTGGAGTTCTCCGCGTTTCAGATTGGTGTGACCCTGCGCGAGATAGGCGGACTGGGAGTGGTGGACGAGATTATCGGCCTGTTCCGCGATGAACATGGGCCAGATGCCACCGGCTGGCTGGCTAACATCTGGGGCGAACTGCAACCGGATTGTGATGCGCGTCAGCAGTTCGTCTTGCGCTTCGGAGGTCGCTCCGCGTGAACCGACACGGCGCGGGCAGCACGATTACCCATATTGGAAGGATGGCGAGGTGAAGGACGAACAGGGTCGCTGGTGCATCCTGCGCATGTCGGGCGGCAACACGCTGCCGGTCGCACGGTCGCTGGGCGAGGCGGGGTTTGACGTCTGGACGCCGGTGGAAGTGCAAAAGCGGCGCGTTGGCCGCGACCGGCTGGTCCGCGAGATATCGTTGCCGATTACGCCGGGCATCGTGTTCGCGCGGGACGATCGGCTGGACGACCTGATCGTGATGATGCGCGCGCCGACACCGACATTCCTCGCATGGAACCCAACCACGCGGCGCATGGAACTGCACGGCTGCCCCTATTTTTCGGTATTCCGGCATCAGGGCAAATTTCCCCGCATAGCTGATCGCCAGTTGGACCCGCTACGACAGGCAGAGCGGCGGATGCGGCCACGGTCCAAGGAGGCGACGGTCCATGCAGGAGACGAGGTCCGCATACCGTCGTCAGCCTTCGGTGGCCTGATCGGGGTGGTGGATAAGACCAAGGGCCGGTTTGCGATGGTGCGGATCACCGCCGCCATCGGTGAGATGATGGTCGAGGTGGAGATGTGCGACCTGATCGCCAGCAAGACGGCGGCTTGATGGGCGCTGCGCTGAAATCCGGCGCTTGACGGCGAGTCTCGGCTTAGGGTAGACCTGCGTCAGCCTTTCGGCACCGCTGCTCCAGCAGCCTGGGTTACCGACCGTCCAAGTGTGCTTGCACCATGGTTCGCCCCATTGATGCCCCCGTTTATGGGGGAGTGCGGCGCAATGTCCAAAATTCTAAAGCAGCCTGGAACAGTCCGGCGGATCGTCAGGCTCATCCGCTTCTCGCTGTGGCAGCCACCATTGGAGGCGACCATGCATGTTCTAACTGGCGGTTCCAGCCTTTCGCGCGGCATCTCACTCGACTTCCGCCATCTTGGCATCACAGGCGATGAGGTGGCTCGTCAACTCGCGAATTTGGGTAGCGATGGCTCGGATTTCGGCAGTGGGACTTCCCATCAAGACAACTCTGCCTTGGGCGTCGATCCGATGGCGGAGGTTGCGGACGAGAGCGGTTTCTCTTGCCATGAGCTTGACCCTAAGAATGTTACCCTCGATCCAGAACCGGGTAAGCGGTGAAGTGTCTATCTGATGAAAGATAGATGGGATCAGGGGGTCATATTGGTTCGGCTCAATATCGTTTGATGGGATGAAAACAATGTCGCCTGGCGACTCGTCGGCAGTGGTTGTGCCGGTCACATCTTCGAGTATGCCAGATGGGTTTTGCCAGACGGCATGATGCATTGCTTCGATATAGCTTCCCGGTGTCTCCTGTAGATACCAACCCCAGACGGCTTGACCGCCGTTGGCGGCTACGATTTGACGCACGTTTTGGTAGCACTGGCCGTTCTGGAGGTTGTGGGTTCGCGGGACGACAACAGGCAATTGTCCTGGGAAATTTCGTTCGATGAATGTCCGGCCTACAGCGCTGTTCACGTCTAGTTTGCGCATGAGTATTCCCCTTGCGCCCGATCCTATCATATGCGCAGCGGGAGTCATCAGCAGGCCCACGCCGGACATTTAACCAGTCATCGGAGCGCCCATGTCCCAGCGCCCTTCCCCAGCCGATCAGATGGAACGCCTTGCCGGCGAGTTGCACATGCTGGCCTTCGACATGCGCGAGCCGTCACGATCGACCGCCCGGTCTGATCGCATCATTGACGAGGCTGAGCGGATAGCTGGCGATGTGCGGCGCGTGGTGCGAGGCAAGCCGTGACTAGCGACGGATATGTACCTCCGCGCCCGCCCTGCTTAGGCTGGCTGGCTCATAACACTAGATCGTGTGGTTGTTACCGCGACAGCGAGGCGAGCATGCCCACAAGACCTACCGCCGGACACAAGGGCATCCCGGCCCGATCCAGCGGGCAATACCGCATTCGCTGGTCCATCGTCAGCCATGGGAATGGGCACCAGATCTCGCGCGAGCGCATGTGCATCGCAGAGCGGAAGAGGAGATGGTTCGGCTGGTGGCCGATGTTGCACGCTGAATGGAGGTTTGAGGAAGCTGAAGCGGAGCGCGACATTGAGCGCGACAAAGAACTTCGAGCACCGCTGCCTGCCCCCCGCGTCGTCACGTAACATTGTTGCGCGACGACGCAACGAACCACCCCACCCTTGGGTCCTTCCCAGCCGATCAACAAGTACGGGGGGCAAAGGCGCAGAAACTCGCTAGCCACGAAAGTCGCCTTAGTTCTTCCTCCCCAAAGTAATAAACGACGGTTTTCTGCGGGTTACACAGTAATCGAACAGGGAAGTGCATGGACATCGACCTGAACGAACCGACCCGGCCCCACCTTGCCGCTCTACTCGGATGTTCCAGCCGCTGGATCGGCGAGCTGCGTTCAAAGGGTGACCTCCCTGCGGACGGAGCCAGTTGGGCTGAAAATCTTGAAGCCTATGTCAACATCAAGATCGGGCGGCATGACCCCGACAGCCTGGACCTGGAATCAGAGCGCGCGCGGCTTGCCAAGGAACAGGCCGACGGCAAGGCCATGGACAATGCCGAGCGTCGCAAGGAACTGGCGTCGCGCACTGACATGATCGCCGCCGGCGCAGGCGTCATCATCATGGCCGTGTCCCGGCTTCAACAGATCGGCGCGCAGGTTGCCCAGGGCGACACGAAACTGCGCAAGAGGATCGAAACCGCCATCAACGACGTGCTGACAGATCTCAGCATGACACGCATCGAGGAGGCGGTCGGCGGGGGCTTGGATGACGAGGAAGCCCCAGAAGACGAAGGCGACTGAGGCAATGCGGGTCACGGGCGTCGATGGCGCAATCGTTGCCCAGCACTGGCTTTCAGCGTTCGCACCCAAAATAAGGCCGAAGCTGTCGCAGTTCATGTGCGATCACGCCAGGTCGGACGATGGCGCAAAGATCCGGCCGTTCCCGTTTCAGTCGGACATGGCGGACGCCTTTACCGACCCGGAAACGTCACAGGTATCGGTCCGCAAGAGCAGCCGCATCGGCTATTCGACCATTCTGCAATCCTTCGTCGCATGGCGCATCAAATACGATCCGGCGCGCACACTCATCTACCAGCCGACGATCGATGACGCCGAGAAGTTCAGCCGCGACGACCTCGACCCCGTCCTGCAATGGCCCGTCGTTCGCTCGGTTGCCCAGTTCAAGCCGCGGCATTCGGATAATCAGATCCGGGCGAAGCGGTACAAGGGCGGGTGGATACAGATCAAGGGCGCGAACAGCCCCAAGGAGTTTCGCCGCGTCACGTCCGATGACGTGTTCCTCGAAGAATGTGACGGCTATCCGTGGGCCTCGAAGGAGGAAGGCGACCCGGCCCGACTGGCATACAAGCGCAACCTGACATCGCCCCGGCGCTTCAGTGCGGCTGGATCGACGCCCAAAGTCAAGGGCTTCAGTCGCATCGATTCGATGTTTGAACAGGGCAGTCAGGAATATCGATATGTCCCCTGCCCTGACTGCGGCCACATGCAGACGCTGGTGTTCGGCGACGGCACTGGCCCTGGCATCAGGTGGGAGCCGAAGGAAAATCCGACCCGCGCGTGGTATCAGTGCGAGAATGGATGCGAGATCTCCGAGGCTGAAAAGCCATGGATGGATGAGAATGGGGAATGGCGAGCGCATAATCCGGGCGCTTTCCCCCGCCACCGATCGTTCCACATCTGGGCTGCCTACAGCCAGCATCCAGGCGCGGCATGGCTAGAAATCGCCCGCGAGTTCATGGAGGTCCGCAAGGATCCGAACCTGCTCCGCACCTTCGTCAACCAGGTTCTGGGGGAGGCATGGGCCGAACGCGGCGAAGCGCCCGAGTGGCAGCGGCTCTATGACCGGCGGGAGAAGACCATGCGACTGGGCACGCCGCCAGCATGGGCCGGGCTGCTGATCGGCGCAGCGGACGTCCAGCGGGGCGGCGGCGGGCGCATCGACATGGACATCTGGGCATTTGGCGCGGGTAAGCGCCGAGCGTTTGTCGAGCGCGTCGAAGTATTTGGCCCTATCGCGGACAAGCGAACATGGAGCAAGCTTGATCAGGAAGTCGCGCGGACCTGGGAATCGGAAGACGGCCGTCAGTTGAGGCTCGCACGTGTAGCTGTCGATTCCGGTGACGGCGAGAATACGATGGAAGTGTATCAGTGGGCGCGCCGCCACCCTGGCTTTGCCATGGCGGTGAAGGGGCGCGAAAGTATCGCTGCCCAGCAAGCCATAGGCAGTCCCACTTGGCAGGATGTCACGGTCAACGGCCGCAAGCTCAAGCGCGGTGTACGACTGTGGAACATCGGCACATCGATGTTGAAAATGGAGCTTTACGGCCAGCTTGGACTGGAAAAGCCGGTCGATGGCGACGAATATCCGGACGGCTATATCTATCTACCCGACGGCTTGGGTGATGAGTGGATCAAGCAGCTGGTCGCCGAAGAGCTGCGGTTCGTGAAGCTGCGCAACGGCGGCGTCCGGCGCGAATGGCACAAAGTCAGGGACCGAAACGAAGCGCTCGACAATGCGATCTACGCCCGCGCCGTGTCCGTGAGTCTGGGCATCGATCAATGGAAGCCGAAACAGTGGGCGCGGGCCATGGGCGAGCATGTCGTCCCGAAGGGCGCGCCAGCCGATGAGCCGAATGCTGATGCCCCCGCTGAACGTACCGCAACGTTGCCAACCAAACCCAAAGCCGAACGCCGCGTGAAGCAGCGGCGGGACAATCCTTACACGAGCAGGAGGCGGTAGTATGACGACATGGGCCGTTTCCGACCTCGCTAGCGTGCGATCGGCGATTTCCTCCGGCATCCGTTCCGTCACCTTCGCTGATGGTCGCCGGACCGAATATCACTCGCTCGATCAGCTGCTCGCCGCAGAGCGTGTTATCGAAGCTGCGTTGAAGATGCAGGCGCAGGCCGTAAGCGGAGTGCTTCGGCGCCGCACACCATATTATCGGAACGGGCTATAATGCCCAGCTTTATTGACCGCATCCTTGGGCGCGGCGGCAAGGCTGGCGCGGATGAGAATATCGCGAAGCCCGCGCGCCAACGCATTCGCACTGCCCAGCGCGCGGAATATGATGGCGCTACAGTTGGTCGCCGCGCGGCCGGATGGCGGCGCACCCGGCTGGACGCTAACGGCGAGCTTACACCGGCCACCCAAATGGCGTTGCGCGGCATCGCGCGCGATCTCGACCGCAATAATCCATGGGCGCAGTCCGGCGCGAACAAGATCGCCGAGCACATGGTCGGGACGGGTATCACGTTCCAGGTCTATCGCAACGGCAAGGTCGATGACGCTCTGAACGAGCTTGCTCGCAAGCATTTCGACACCACGAGTTGCGATGCGGCTGGCCGGCACGACCTGTATGGCATCCAGTTGCAGGCCGCGCGCACTATCGTCGTCAGCGGCAGTGTGATCCTGCGCCGCCGGTGGCGCAGGAAGAGCGATCGCCTTCCTCTACCCATGCAGTTGCAGTTGCTTGAGCCTGATTATATCGATGGCTCGCGCAATGGTCCGATGGCGGCCTCGCCGGGGATGACGGCGGGTTATTTTGTTCACGGTATCCAGTTTAGCCCACTCGGCCGCCGCGAGGGTTATTGGCTCTACAATACGCATCCGGGCTCGACGCGCCCAAGTGATAGCACCTCGACCTACGTCTTGGATCGCGATGTGGCCCATGTTTTCCGGGCCGATCGTCCAGAGCAGGAACATGGCGCGACGTGGTTCGCCCCGGTCATCCTGCGGATGAAGGACTTTGGGGACTATGAAGACGCGCAGCTGACGCGCCAAAAGATCGCCGCGGCCTTTGCTGGTTATGTGAAGGGCGATGAGGACGGCCAATTCCCAGGCATCGGCAACGATGTAGACGACGACGATCCTGCCGATCGCGAACCACTCGACTTCGTGGAAAGTGGCACGATCCAGTATCTGCGACCGGGCGAGGAAATCACGTTTCCGACCCCGCCCGGTGTCGACGGCTACATGGACTATTCCCGCGTGTCTCAGCGGGCGATCTCGGCCGGGCTGGGCGTGCCGTATGAACTTCTTACCGGCGACCTGTCCCAGGTCAGCTTCATCTCCGGCAGGTTCGGGCGGCTGACCTTCAATCGCGCCGTTTCCACGTGGCAATGGCTCATGTTCATTCCGCAATTCTGTGCGTCAGTAGAACGGTGGTTCCTCGAAGCCGCCGAAATGGAAGGGCACAATATCGCGGGCGTTTCCATGCGCTGGACACCGCCAAAGCAAGAAATGCTGGATCCAGCGAGCGAAGTCCCCGCCAACCGCGATGCCATCCGGTCAGGCCAGAAAACCTTGAGCGGGGTCATCCGCGAGAACGGTGACGACCCCGACACCTTCTTCGCGGAGATGGCTAGCGACGCAAAGCGGCTCGACGATCTTGGGCTCATTCTCGACTGCGACCCGCGCCGCGTGACGGCCGTCGGCAACCCTACCGAACCCAGGCCCGCCACCGGCGAAGGAACACGTAAATGATCGAAATCCTGATTTATGGGATCGTCGGCGATGAATGGGACGGCCTGGACGCCAAAACCATCTTCGCCCTGATCGCTGGCGGCGACGGGGATATCGTCGTTCGCATCAACTCGCCCGGCGGCTACGTCATGGAAGGGCTCGCCATCTTCAACGCCATTGTCGGCGCGAAGGCGGCGGGGCGGAAGGTCACTGTCCATATCGACGGCCTTGCCGCCTCGATGGCGTCCGTGATCGCCATGGCGGGCGATGAGATCATCATGGCCGACAACGCGCTGATGATGATCCACAATCCCTGGGATGTCGCGATCGGCGACGCGCGGGAGCTGCGCGCTGCCGCAGACAAGCTCGACATCATCCGCGATCAGCTGGTGCGCATCTATTCCGGTCAGACTGGTATTTCCGCCGATGAACTGATCGCGATGCTCGATGCGGAGACCTGGCTCACATCCGAGCAGGCGCTCGAGCAGAATTTCATTACGTCCATCTCGGAAGCGTCGAGTGCTTCTGCCTGCGACGTCAAAGCATTCGGGTTCAAGCATGTGCCCGATAGCCCGCTCATCTCCGCAATGGCGATGGCGCGCACCACCCCGACGGCGCCCACGCCAAAGACCAAGGACCATTCCATGAACCTTTATCAGACCCGCGCGGCGCTGGTTGCCGCGATCGCCAAGTTCCAGAAGGACGGCGGCACCCAGGAAGAGATCGACAAGATCCGCAATTCCGCCATCGCGCTCGACGCCAAGGACGCCCTGCCCGCCACCGGCGCGCTTGCCGGCACACCTGGAACGTCGCCTACCGACACCTCGGTTACCGCCCTGACCGCCGCAGATGTCCAGAACGCTGTCGCCACCGAGCGCGCACGTGTCGCCGGCATCCGCAACTTGGGCACCAAGCACGGCATGGAGGCCGCGTTTATCGATGAATTGATCAATTCCGACACGACCCTTGCCGTCGCGCGGGAGAAGATCCTCGACAAGCTCGCGGAACAGGGTGACGCCGCCAATATCGGTCATAATAGCCCCGCCCGGGTCACCACCGACCAGCGCGAAAAGTTCATCGAAGGCGCGACCAACTGGATTCTCGTGAAGGCTGGCGTCGCGCCCATGATCGAGCAGGCCGCCGCCGCGCGCGGCGAAACCCTGCGCATCGATCCTGGCGAGTTCCGGGGCGTGCGCAACGTCGATCTGGCGCGCGAAGCCCTGTCGAACATGGGCGTCAACATTGCGTCGCGCGACCCCGATGCAATCGTGCGGGAAGCGATGACCGCACGGGGTGCGGTGATCACACAGACGACCAGCGACTTCCCCGTCCTGTTCGAAAATGCGATCCATCGCACTCTGCAGGCCGCCTATGCGATCACGCCGGACACATGGTCTCGCTTCTGCGGCACCGGTACGGTAACGGACTTCCGTGATCACAGCCGCTACCTGCGCGGCAGCTTCGGCGCGCTCGACAATGTCAACGAGGCTGGCGAGTTCAAGAACAAGCCGATCCCCGACCTGGCCAAGGAGAAGATCCGCGCGACCACCAAGGGTAACATCATCAACCTGTCGCGCCAGGCGATCGTCAATGACGATATGGAAGTATTTTCCGGCCTCGCCGTCGATCTTGGACGTGCGGCAAAGCTGACCATCGAAATCGATGTCTATGCACTCCTCAACTCCAATCCGTTGATGAACGATGGCATTGCCCTATTCCACGCCACCCACGGCAACCTTGCCGGCGTCGGTGCAGCGCCAAGCATGGCATCGTTTGACGCGATCGACGCCGCGATGGGCGCGCAGAAGGATATCAGCGGAAACGAGTATCTCGAAATCACGCCGAGCGTGCTGCTGGTCCCGCGTGGCCTTCGCGGCGCTGCATTGACGATCAATGGCAGCGAATATGACCCCGATGCCGTCAATAAGCTCCAGAAGCCCAATATCGTGAAGGGCATGTTCAGCGACATCGTGGCGACGCAGCGGATCACCGGCACGGCTTACTACGCTTTTGCCGATCCGAATGTCGCGCCGGCGATCGAGGTTGTGTTCCTCAACGGGGTCACCGAGCCCTTCACCGACAGTCAGGACGGCTGGCGGGTCGATGGCGTCGAATGGAAGGTGCGGCACGATTACGGCGTCGGCGCGGTGAACTACCGCTCCGCTTACAAGCAGCCGGGGGCATAACCGTCGGGGGACATTGAGGCAATGGCAGGCGCGATTTCGGTCGCGCCAGCTATTCCAGGAGACCATCCATGAAATTCATCAAACTTACCACTGCCGCTCACGTCAACGGCGTGTTGCGCCACCCCCACGAGGGCGTCCTGCATGTCACCGATGGAGAGGCGAAGCGTGTCATCGAGAATGATGCCGCGCTGGACGTGACGGACGACTTTTCCGACCTGCAGGATGCGCAGACGCCTGCAGAATCCATCACCACCGATGCCGACAGGGGTGCGCCAAACCGGCGTGCTGCCAAGCCTGCGGCCGATACCGCAAAGGAGTAAGCCGCGATGGCACGCAACTATGTTCAGCCGGGGGAAACCCTGACTTTCACCGCACCCTACGATGTCACCGCCGGTGGCGGCTTTCTGGTTGGCGTTCAATTTGCTGTTGCCCTGACCGATGCCGCCAACGGGGCTTCGGTCGAGGGTCGGGTGAGGGATGTCTGGGATATCGCCAAGGCGACTGGTGAAGCCTGGACGGCGTTCGCCAAAGTCTATTGGGACAATACCAATAAGCGTCTTACGACCACGTCGGCGGGCAACACCTATGTTGGCGTATCGGTCCAGGCCGCCGCATCTGCCGATACCGTCGGGCGCGTCAAGCTCAACGGTACTCCCGCATAATGCCCGATCCGTTCGCTTCGGCGCTGGACGCCATATTCACGGCACCCGGCTCCGAAGCGGCGGAACACACCTCCATTTTCGGGGTGCAGACATCTGGCGTCCGCATCATCCGGTCGCGCAACGACCAGATGGCGCGGCTAGGCGATGCGCCCATCATCACCGGCACGCACCTGATCGAAGTCCGCAAATCCCAGCTGCCGGACCTGCGCGAAGGCGATACGATCATCGTCGGGCAGATCGGAGAAGATGATATCTTCACCCCGGTGGAGGAACTGGTTTTGACCGGGGAGCCTGTCGGCGATAGCGAGAATCTGACATGGACAATCGGCGCAGAGCCGGTTGACGCGTCCCGTTGAGGATCAGCGCTGAATATCGGCCCGGTTCGCTCACCAAGATGCTGGACGTCATCGAGGGCGAGATCGCCGATGATGTCACCCAGATCATGCGCGAAGAAACGCGTGATCTCACCATGGATTATCGCCAGCAGGTTCGTGACGCGGGCATGGGCAATCGCCTTGCCAACACATGGCGCGCCGAGGTCTATCCCAAGGGCGGGCGGTCCCTCAATCCGGCAGGCTATATCTGGTCGAATGCGCCAGTCATCATCGACGCGTTTGCGCGGGGCGCACATATTCGCCCGGTCAACGGCGCGAAGTGGCTGTGGATACCGACCCGAAACGTACCTGCCCGACGTCGCGGTGGGACATATGCATCCTCGGTCAAGCGCTCCAATGGAACGCGGATGTCGCCCGAAGAGGTCGAACTGCATTTCAATGCGGAGCTTCAGGTCGTGATCGAGGGCAGCAAGGGATCAGCCTTCATCGACGTCGTGTCGGGCCTGTCCGGGGGCTATCGCCGCGCGACGCCCGGCAGGACGCAGGGACGGCGGGGCATGGCACCGCGCAAGCAGAAAGCTGTGCTGATGTTCAATCTGGTGCGCGGGGTGCGGATGCCGCGATTGTTCGATCTGGACGGGCCAGCACAGAAGCGCGCCGCCAATGTCGCGCGGCGCATACAGGCGCGATGGGGCTGATATGGCGAAAAGTTATGAGGTGGATCAGGCGGTCTCCAATCTGATCCGCCTGGCAGTGCCCGACTATCTCATCATCTCGCTCGACGATGATGGTGGCGATCGGCCTCGGCGCATAGATCCGCGTGGCACGGTGTGGCTGCGTGACGGTGAGCTGGCCGATCCGGACATCGACCTGTCGCCGCCAACCTATCATTACACGCACCGCATCCCGGTGGAGATAGCCGCCTATACATCGTCCGAGCCGCTGCGGCTGGTGCTGGATCGGATGGCGACCATGATCGCGGCCCCGATCAAGGCCGACCGCTTTCTGGGCGGTCTGGTCAATTATATCGACGTCACGGCGCTGGACCTGGTGAACATCAATGTCACAGGCGGCCAGACGCAGAAGGGCGGGATGTTCGACATCATCGCTCAATATTCGACAGACAATCCTCTTTAAGAACGGAGACCTATTATGGGCTTTGCGATGGGCATCAATGCCGTCATGCACGCGGTCGACGAGGTGACCTATGGCGTGACCCCGGCCAGCGGCTTCAAGAAGCTGCCCTTTGTCAGCAGCAGCATGGGCGAAGAACGGCCCCTGATCGAGGATGACCAGCTGGGTTTCGGTCGCGAGGGGCTTGATCCGGCCTATGATGTCGCGACCAATGACGGCGATATCGTCGTGCCTGTCGATCTGGATGCCATTGGCTTCTGGCTGAAGGGATTTTTCGGGGGCGCTGCCGTCACTGGCACGGGTCCCTACACCCATCTGTTCCAGTCCGGCGCAGCGTCGCTGCCATCGCGCTCGATCGAGGTGGGTAACCCCGACGTGCCCAGCTTTTCCGTCCATTATGGCGCTGTCGTCAATCAGCTGCGGATCGCGATGGCGCGGTCGGGGATGCTCAATTGCACCGTGTCGCTGATCGCACAGGGGGAGACCGCGCCCGTCTCGACTTCAGTCGCAGGGACACCCACGGCGCAGCAGGGTGCACGATTCGCACACGCTACCGGCGTTATCAAACGCGACGGCGTGGCGCTGGGCAATATCGTGTCTGCCGACCTGTCCCTGTCCAACTCGCTCGAAAAGGTCGAGGTTATCCGGCAGGATGGGCGGATAGGCGGCGTCGTTCCTGGCGTGGTGCAGGCGCAGCTGCGCATGACGGCGCGCTTCAACAGTCTTGATCTGCTGAATGCCGCAACGGACGGCACACCGATCAACCTGAGTGAAATCGGGTGGGAGCGCGGGACCAGCGGCCTGAAGTTTGAAATGCCGCGCGTGTTCCTGCCGCGCACCAAGCGCACGATCAATGGTCCCGGCGGCATCACGGCGGATTTCAACTGCCAGGCTGCGGCTGCACCCGGCGGGCACAAGATCATGGCGCGGTTGATCAACAGCGTCACCAGCTACTGACGGAGATCATCATGACGAAAATCAAAGACGCGCCCAAACCCGACGAAGTCGTGAAGGCTACCGCCACGTCCGCGCCCGACGTTACGCCGAACGTCACGGAAGAAGCGCCGCCCAGCTATGCGAAGATCGGTGTCACGCCGATGGCGGTTTGCGATCGGCTGCGCATCATCGACGCCGAAACCGGCGATCTGATCGAGAAGGTCATCGAAGCCGACGCCGACAAGGGCCTTGTCGTTCGCTATCTGGTCGAGGATGGCGCGCTGGTGCGGGACGATAATCGCTTCAAGACGATCGAGGAGACCCGCGCGATCCGCATCGAGTGGCGTACCGGCAAGCAGAAAGACAGCTTCTGATGCTGAACCTGGACGCGGAAAAGCAAGCACTGGAACCATGGTGGTTTACAGACCAGGCGGCAACCGGCGACCTGCCGGCGGTCGAGGTGCGCTTCGTCCCGATAGGGCGTGTGGCGCTGCGCAATGCCCGTCGGGCCGCCGCCACCGCGATCGGTAGCGCCCTGCCCGACGATGACGATGCGCCGCTGCCGATCGACCTGATCGAGCAGGCAGGTGACATATTGTCCGAAAGCCTGTTGATGGCGGGCATCGACGACTGGCGCGGTGTGGGCGACAGCGATGGCAATCCGGTCACGGTGACGCCCGAGCGCCTTGCCATATTCCTGGCCGATCCGATCCGGTTCGAGCGACTGGACGAAGTTTATGTTCGCCCCTTCGTCATGAAGGAACTGGAAAAAAACGGATCATCGCCCTTGCCGAATGGCATTTCAGCGGGGGCGACGCAGGAAGTGGATATTGCCAATCGGTCTGCCAGGCGCAGCGCCAGGGCCGGTGCGAAGCAGACCCGGAAAAAGGCCGCGAAAAAAGCTGCCCCTATCGCGAAAACGAACTGCGCACTGACGCAGGCGTCTCCGTCTGGGACGTGATATCGGGCTGCGGCCGCCAGCTTCGCGCTGGCATGGGCGCGCCCTATGGCCTCGATTTCGGGGCCGTCCTGGCGCTGGGCGCTGCCCAACATGCCGACATGCCCCTGCTCGCGCAAGTTCTGCCGCCGATCGAGCGCATCCTGCTCGACCAAATGACCGAGGAGCGACCGGACGATGACAGTGCCTAAAGTCGCTATCCGTCTGGGGACGGAGGGCAAGGAAGATGTCAAACGCGACGCCCGTGAGGTCGGTGATGCCTGGGAAGCATCCGCAAGGCGGGCTGTCCGAGCCTATGACAAAGCCGCCACCGACTTTGAATCTGCCGAGCGACGTAGGGCTGCGGCTGCGCAAAAGATCGCGGCGATCATGCCGCAGACGGCGGTGCAGATGCGGATCAACGATGCGGTCGGCACCGGTTCGTCGTTGCAGGAAGGTTCTGCGCGCGCGTCGGCTGCGGCGTTTCGCGAGTTATTTGCCGAGCAGGAAAGGCTGACCGCCGGCGCGGCGATGCTGCGCGCGCAGATCGATCCGACATGGGCGGCGCAGCAGCGGTTCAACAATGAGATGCTGCAGGCCCGAACGCTCATCGCCGCCGGGTCGATCACGTTGGACGAATATTGCGCCAAGCTGAGGATGGAGCAGGTGGCGCTGAATGCAGTAAGCGGCAGTCATGGCCGTGTAATGGCGAGTTCAGGTGCGATGCGTTCTGGCCTGCAGCAAGCTGGCTTTCAGGTGCAGGATTTCCTGGTGCAGGTTCAGGGCGGCACGAGTGCGTTGCGAGCATTTTCGCAGCAGGCTCCGCAACTCATCGGCAATCTGCAGATGATGACGCATGGAGCCGAAGCCGGCGCTGGACGATTTGCTGCGTTCGCGCGTGTTTTGGGAGGTCCCTGGGGTGTGGCGCTCGGCATCGCCATCCCCGCCGCAGCGATGCTGGCAGAAAAGCTGCTTGCCAGCGGGGATGCGGCAGCTGAAGCGCAAAAGGCTACTGAAAAACATAAGGAATCGATCGACGCGCTCAATCAGGCCATGCGCGCGTCTATCCTGACCGCGCAGGACCGCGCCCGTACCAGTTACATCGAAGCGGAAAGTGAGCGCCTGTCGGCGATCCAGACGCGCAACAAGACGCAGGCCATGCTGGAACAGGCCAAGGTGCGCGCGCAGAATGCGCAGGGCAGCTGGATCGGTGCCAATGGCCCGAACGGCGCACAGTCGGTTGTCGCCAATCAATATGCATCGGAGGTTGAGCGGCTGGAGCGCGCCCTGAAGGAAAATCAGGCGGCAATCAAAGAGCAGACAGCAACCGCGAGTATCGCCCAGGGGCAGTATATCGCACAGATCCTCCGCGACATGCGCACCCCCGAAGGCCGGGTGAACGAGCGGTATAATCAGCAGATCAACGGCGTCATTCGCGCGGGCGGGGATGCGAACGCGCAGGCCGCAGCCATCAACCGTCTGGAGGCAGCTCGCGCGGCGGAGTTGAAAACCATCGAGCAACAGGCCGATGCATTGCGGAAAAGTGGCAGCGCTCGCCGGGATGGCGATGCCGCCACAACGTCTCAGGTGAGTAAGCTGCTTCTCGAAGCCTTTGGCGGGACGATCACGTCCACGACCGGCGGGAAGCACGTCAAAGGGTCCTATCATTATAAGGGCCAAGCGGTCGATTTTGTCCCAGCTGGAGGGATGGCGTCGATATCGAAAGATCAGATCCGAGCCATTGCGGATGGGGCCGGCCTCCAGATCAAGGAGTTGCTGGGTCCAGGCGACAAGGGGCACAGCGACCACTTCCACCTCGCTTGGGCAAGCGGCAAAGGTCAGATGGATAGCGCGCGAATCGCGGGCCAAATGATGGCTGAAGAGGTGCGCAAGTCTCTGGCATTGGAAAAGCAGCGTAATGAATGGATCAACGAGCAGAGCCTGAAGGTCGGCGATGGAGCTAAGGCTGCTTTCGATGTCGAAGGTGATAAACTCTCCGACCGCCAGAAGTTCTTTAGCGCCGCCAATGACGATATCAGCGCCGGGACCGTGCTGCTCAATCTTGAATGGGAATTGCGGGGCAAGAGCCGTCGGGAGATCGAGGCGGCCGTGGAAGTGCGGCGCTATCAGCTGGACCTGGAGCGGGAGGGCCGCGATCTGACCGCAGAGCAGGTCGACGTGCTGGTGAAGGCGAAGGCCGCGCAGATCGCCTTCACCAACGCGCTCGACGACAGCAATGGGCGTTTGATGGCGATGCGGGACATCGGGTCCAATGTCGTCGATACGGTGCTGAATCCGGGCAACTGGAGCAGCTGGAAGAATGTGGCGATGAGCGCCATCAACGATGTCGTGTCAGCCATGTGGAAACTGGCGGTCATCAATCCGATCCAGAATCGGATCAGCGGCGGCAACCTGCCCACGATCGGCAGCCTGTTCGGCCTTCTCGGCGGGGGCAGTCGTGCTGCGGCCAAGGGCGGTTCGGCGATCGGTAATATGTACACCCCCGCTGGTGCCATGCTGGTGGGCGAGAACGGGCCGGAAATCGTCAACATGCCACGCGGTGCGCAGGTCATGACGGCCAGCGACACGCGCCGGGCCATGGCCGGTAATGACAACGGGCTTCAGATCCGCGTCATCAAGGGTGATCTGTTCGATGTCGAAATCACCCGCATCAGCGCGGGGGTCAGCGCGCAGGTCGTGGGTGCGGCGGCACCGGTCATCGCATCGGGTGCCAGCAACGGCGCACAGCAGGCGGTGTCCAGACGCAACAGCCGGAGGCTTGCATGATCGAACTGTCCGCCAGCGACCTGCCCGCATCGGTCACGCCCGCCTTCGTCGATGTCGGCGGGACTGTGCGCGGCGCGACCAATGCAGTGGGTGTGCGTATCGACCGGCCCGGCGGCCATTATCGCGCCGCGATCAGCATCGGGATAGGGACCGCTGCGCAGCGATCCGCCCTGATTGCCGATCTGGTGCGCGGCAAGCAGGAAGGGCTGCGCACCGCCTACCCTTTGCAGGGCGTCGATCAGAGCGGTTCAGGTTCGCCCGTGGTCGATGGCGCGGACCAGGCAGGGCGGGTCCTGTCGCTGCGCGGACTGACGCCGGGCTATGATTTGGCCAAGGGTTTCTGGATGTCGATCGAGGATGCGACGGGCCAGCATTATCTGCACAATGTGTTTGCCGGTGGCATCGTGGCGGGCGACGGCACGGTGACGATCACGCTGGGCGAACATCTGCGCGTCCCGTTTGCCGATGGCGCGACCGTGCATCTGGACCAGCCCATGATCGAGGGGGACATCGCGGGCAATGAGCAAAACTGGCAGCTGTCACGCGGCAACCGGGTGACCGGCATTCAGTTCACGATCGAGGAAATGGCCTGATGCAGCGTGTGCGGCTGAGCGGCCTTCTGAAGCTCGAATTGCGGGACGGACGGACGATCCGCCTGTGCGACGGCGGATGGGTGCCATGGGCCTCGGAAAAATATATCGCGCGCGATCCGACATTCGGCATCATCGGGTCGATGGAGGCATTTGAAGAAGGCGTCGGCGACGAAGTCCCGGCCTTTTCCCTGACCTTTCTGCCCGCCAGCACTGCCGCCGCCGTCGATCTGGCCGCGCCGGGGATGCAGGGATCGCGGCTTCGGCTCTGGATCGCGGAGCTGGACGATTTGACCGGGCAGATCATCGGCACGCCCGACCAGCAGTTTGACGGCCAGATGGATCAGGTCCGACTGGTAACCGGGCTGCGCAAGCGTGAGCTGCCGATGACATTCGTTCCACGCGGTGAGCGCTTCTTCAATTCCAACGAGGGCAACAGCCTGTCGCCCGCCTTCCACAAGTCGGTTTTCCCCGGCGAGCTGGGCGAGGACAATGCGACCGGTCTGTCATCCGCCGTCGCGTGGGGCACGGAGGCCCAGCCCGGCTCCAATGGCGCGGGATCGACAGTCTATCCCAGCGCCGGCTGGTCCAATTACGCTAACATGGTGAGGACGCAACTTGTCTGAAATGACACGGCGCGTAGAGGCGACCCGCAAGACGCTGAGCAAATATGCGCGCCCGTTCAGCTGGCGCGGGCGTGCGACATGCCTTCATATGGCGCGGACGCAGATGCGCAACATGGGGCATCGTCCCCCGTCGATCCCTGATTTCCGGTCAGCGCTTGGCGCGCGCACGGCCTTGAAGAAGGCAGGGTTCCCCACTGTGGCCGATCTGTTCGACAGCCTTCTGCCCCGGATCACGCCTGCGGAAATGTGGGTCGGGGATATTGCCATTCTGCCGGGCGACCAGATGTTCGATTCGATCTGTATCAGCGACACCGTCGGAATGCTGATCGGCTTTCATGAGGATGGAGAGGATGGCGTGAAACCGCAGCTTGTGCTGTCTCTCGACCATGTGATCGGAGCCTGGCGTGTATAAATTCCACTGTCCAACACGCCTATGTCAGGCACGGCTTAAGGGCCTCACGATAGGCCTCAATATTCTTTTCCTTCATTTTCTTAAAACGTGAAATCAATTTGACCCTGCGACGCTGTCCCTCGTCAGTAACTTCAAGAACAGCCTCCGTGACAGGCGTAGAATAATAATGCCACCCGATCGAAACCACCACGCCATTTTCTATAATCATTGTGTTGACCGTGGTTCCTTTCTGTCGGCTCCATTGCTCTGACACGCAGCCTGCTACCTGATTGACGGACTTTTCCGTTTGTACATCGATGATAGGCGGCCGGTCCCTTAGTTCACCGACAGACGCGCAGGATGCCAAAGCGCATCCTGCCAACAAACTACCAACCCTGATCATAAACCCTCCCACCGGAAAGCCTTCCTATGTCGAAGACGCTGCGGACTGTAGCCGTTATTGCTGGCGCCGTCGCGCTGGTTGCGGCAACCGGCGGTGCCGCACTCGCGGCGCTTGCGCCTGCTGGCATGGCAGGGACAGCCACACTGGCCGGCGTCTCTGCGGCGACGCTCGCCACGGTCGCGACCGTCGCATCAGTCGCGTCCACCCTCGCCTCAATCGGTGCGCAACTGATGGCCAAGAAGCCGCCGGCGCGCGGGACCATCAACCAGGTCATCATCGCCGCAGAGCCGGTGTCGCCCTATATCATCGGCCGCACCTATAGCGGCGGGGTATTGCGGCACGATGTCGGCTACGGCGCGACGCTCAAGAAGGTGAAGAACCCCTATCGGGGCATGGTGCTGGTCTATTCGGTCGCCGGCCCGCTGCTGGGCCTGGAGGCCTGCTATATGGACTATGCCGTGGTCCCGTTCAGCGGGAATGCGGCGACAGGCTATTATAGCAGCTTTCTCTATCGCGATGTGCGCAGCGGCCTGCTGAGCGAAACGGCGCTGACCCCGCATTTTGCCGGGATGCCGAACTGGTCGTCCGCGCACAAGCTGTCGAGCAAGGCCGCGATCCTGTGGAACGGCAAGTTCGACAAGGATGGCAAGCGCTTCGCGTCGGGCTGGCCGACGTCGGGCGCGGTGTGGGAGGGGGTCATGACCTATGACGCCCGCCAGGACAGCACCTATCCCGGCGGGTCGGGGGCGCACCGGATCGCGGACGAAACGACGTGGGCATATTCGCAGTGCCCCGGCCAGCACGCGCTGGCCTATGTGCTGGGCCGGTTCCGCAACGGCAAGAAGGTCTTTGGCGTCGGGCTGCCGCCGGATGGCATCATCGTCCAGGATTTTGTCACCCTGTCGAACATCTGCGATGCAAACGGGTGGACGGTCGGCGGCGTCGTCTATGAACCGGGCGACCGCTGGGCCAATCTGAAGCGCATCCTGGAGGCGGGCGCGGCGGAGCCGATGTGGCGTGGCGGCAAGCTGGGGCTGCGCTTCAATGCGCCGCGCCTGTCGCTCTACACGTTGACCGCCGACGATCTGGCCGATGAGGATGTCGACGCCACCGCGCAGCAGACATGGGCCGCCCGCCTGAACGGCATTCGCCCGAAATATCGGTCGGAGGCCAACAAGTGGGAATATGTGCAGTCTGACCTTGTCAGCATTGCCAGCTATCTGACGGAAGATGGCGAAGAGAAGATCGAAGAGCAGCAATATGACCTGATCCAGCAGAAAGACCAGGCGGCGCAGATCGCGGCCTATAAATTGCTGAACAGCCGGGAGCTTGCGCCGATCGTCGTCCCCTGCAAGCCCCATATGCGGCATTTCGGGCCGGGTGACATGCTGACGCTGGATCTGCCGGACCATGGACTGGGCGGCATCGACGCCATCATCCTGAAGCGCCAGATCGATCCGGCGCGGATGGTCGTCACCTTTACCTTCATGTCGGAAAGCGCGGGCAAGCATGATTTCGCGCTGGGGCGCACCGGCACCGCGCCGCCGACCCCGGCGCTGACCACGGGCGAAGATCGCGACGATATCGCCACGGAAATCGTCCGCGGCGCTGACGGCTTTTCGGTTGCGCCGTCCAGCTGGGTGCGGGCGATCAGCTGCACCTATGCCGGCACACCCAAGTCGGGGCAGTTCCCGCTCACCGCGACCTATTATGTGTATCAGGGGGCCGAGGAGATCAGCGAAGATGTGCTGACAACCTATAGCCTGGCGACCACGAATTGCGTCGCCGCGCTCGGCGGCACCAATGACCGTGTGCTGACGATCGACACGATGTCGGCCGATCGCGCCTCTGCCGAGGTGACGATCAGCTATGACGGCACCGTGGTGTCCGTGGCGAGCATCAATCTGACCAAGGTTCGCGATGGCGGTTCGGTCAACACAGCGACGGATTCGACGCTGTCGGTCAACAGCAGCGGGACCTACGCCGGTGTCAGCGGCGGGCCGCTGACCCTGAATGTCGGGCCGGATGGACTGATCCTGGTCGATATGAACCTCAATTATGGGGCAAGCAGCGGAACGGGCGCGCTGGCGGGCAAGATCCAGTATCGCACGACGCCGGGCAGCGGTTCGTGGACCGACATGGCGGCCGAGGAAAGCGATCCCTATGGCGCGACGGTCGGCGAGCCGTCCACCCTCACTTTGTCCACGTCGATCGCTGGACCATCGTCGGCGGCGGACTGGGAATTCCAATTGCTCACCCGGCGATCATCCGGGACCGGCACGCTTGTCGCGCTGGATGGCGCGATGACGGTGGGGTGGAGTTGATGGGACGTCCGACCCACCGGCTGAAGGCCGACGGATCACTGGTCTATCCACAGGGCTATGCTGCCGGCGATATCGAGGCGCTGCCGGCGGATTATTATGCGGCAAGCGACCTGACTGCGATCGAGGACAAGTTACTGGCCGAGGTCGATCGCAGGCGGGAAGCCTTGCGGGCGTCGGTGATGACGCAGGGCGTGGGCCAGTCCTACGCCTATGGCCAGAAGGCATCGGAAGTGTATGACTATCGCAATATCGTCGGCACCCTGCTCACGGCGCTGACAATGCCGCAAAAGACGGCGCGCTATCCGTTCGCGATGGCCGAAGCCGTGGCGACCGGCGACACGCTGGCGGTTGTCATTGCCCGCTTCGAGGCAGGGATGGCGACATCTCGCAGCCGGATCGCCGCGGTCGAAGCGGTTGCCACAAAGGCCAAGCGGGCAATCCGTGCGGCGGCAACCGCTGCGGCAAAGAAGGCCGCCTTTGCGGCGATTGACTGGACCTAGACTTTTTTCATTGAGGTGAATCTGATGACCCTGGCGGGCCTTTCCCCCGCCGGTGCGCTGATCGTGCGCGCTGGCGAACCCTTTGCGTTGCAGGTCGGCTATGTCGATGAAGCCGACGCATTGCAGGATCTGACTGGCCGCCTGTTCGCGCTGGCGATCCGCTATACCGACCAGACGGTGCCAATTCTGACGATCGATGCGGAACTGGACGGTCTGGCGGTCACTGCGGTGGCGCTGGGGACAGCGGAACAGGCCAGCCTGATCTACGCGGCGGGCCTTGCCCGGTCCCTGTCCTATGATTTCATGGAATTGACCGGCGGAGCGACGGCAAGCCGGTTGACCGAGCGGGTGGCGGTGGAGCCGGGGTCGGACATCCCCGGCGACGTCGTCCCGCAATATATGGATCTGCCCATGCTGAGCGTCACCGTGGCGGCCCAGCGCAAGCTGGTCGTCGAGCGCGGTCGGCCCGGCTTTGGCGCGGAGCGGCGCCTGTATGACGCGGGCCTGATCGACGAACCGACCGTCCCGAAGATGGATGAGCGCTACCTTCAGGCAGGCGCAGAGGGCGCTCGACCATTTGCCGAACAGGCAGAAGCGGCGCGTGACCAGGCATTGGCCGCCGAAGCACAGACCGGCCAGGATCGCCTTCATACCAGTCAGGACGCGCTGGCCACCGAAGCCAGGCTGGAACAGGCAGAGTCCGCCGCCAATCGCGCCGAGCTGGCGCTGGGGATCGTCCTGCTGGCTGCGGGCGGAGAGCCATTTCTGACCATAGAGGAAGGCGAGTTGGTCACGCCGAACGGGCAGCAGTTCGTCGCTTATGGGCCTGAGAATAACTGGGCCACCCGCTATCTGATGGTGGCGGGCGCGGGTGTCGCTCAGGACAGCTATCCCAACCGGACGGCGCTCGACGCGGCTGTGGCCGATGTTTCCTATCAGATCACGCGCCGCGCGCAGCTTCCTGCGGCCGATGGCTTTGAGCGGGTGCTGTCGGACGATATCATTTGGGCTGCTCCCGGCGAAACCAGCGGACCTGTTGCGATGCGGAGCGGCGATTTCCATGCGCGGATGCCGTATAGCATTGGCGGCCCGGTGCTCGACGATTTTTGGCCGCATGTCGAATCGGCCGATGAACAGGGCAACGCTTTACTGGCGGTGCATCCTGACGGCTACGCTTATATTCCAGATACGGTCCCGTTTCTGTCAGACACCTTAGTCTATGTCGTGGTGTCGGAGGACATGGCCATTCTGGTCGCCACGACGCCGGAAGGTGGCAATGATCCTGACCCGGAAGTGGTGGGCGAATGGTCCGCGAGCGAACGTGACGGTCATATTTGGGTTGGGGCGACGGGAACGGCGCTGGTCAGAATATCGGACACAGCCGGGACCAATTTAACCGACCCTGAAATTGTCGGTAATTCTGTGCGCTGGACCGACTTTGCCACCGGCATGGGCGTCACCACGAGCGTCGATCTTTCGGTAACGACCGAGTTTGGCGCGACCATCACGACGGTTGAGCATATCACTGCCAGCGGGCAAAGCCTGTCACGCGGATCAGCCTTGTCGCCGCCTGTCACGACCGGCGCACCTGATCCGCTTCGCCTGATGATGTTCGACCAGGGCGTCAATGCATCGGATACGACCGCGCTTTCGGCGGCCAACTTCGACACGTTCGCCAGCGCTTCTGTCACCGCCTCAGAACCTCCGGTCCTGAGCGCTGGGCGGGCCTTCCTGTCCGACAAGGCATCGACGGTCGGGGTGCTGGTTTCCTGCCATGGCGTCGGCGGATATCGCTACGACCAATTGTGCAAGGGCACAGTACCCTACGCCAATCAGATTACCGCGATCACCACCGCCGCGCGTAGGGAGACCTTGGCGGGGCGCAACTACCGGATGCGCTACCATGAATGGACGCAGGGTGAGGCGGACAGCGGCAATGCGGTCGGGGTCTATCTGGGCAAGCAGGTCGAGTATCAAGCAGATTTGACCACCGATTACCAAGAGATCGTCGGCACCACGGACGAAGTGATCATCGTCACCACGCAGGTGAGCAATTTCACCGCCTACAGCCTGACCCAAGCGCCGCCGATGACGCTGGAATTGCTCGAATCTTCGATCCTGTATCCCGACAAGTTCATATGCACCGGCCCGAAATATCACCTGCCCTATGTCGATTCAACGCACACGACGGCGGAAGGCTCTATCCATTTCGGCCATTGCAACGGGCGGGCTATGCGCCTGCACCGTGAGGGCGATTGGAACGGCCCGCTCTATGTCTTGTCGGCGGTCAGGACCGGCGACAGCGTCGTCCTGACCTTCAACGCGCCCTATGGCGGCGCGCCGATCGACCTCAACACATCCATCGTCTCCGACCCCGGAAATTATGGCGTGACCTTCCATCAAACCGGTGGCGCCGCGGTCACAGTGACCGGCGTTGCGGTGACCGGCGATTTCGAGATCACCGTCACCCTGAGTGCCACGCCGACCGGCACGGACCAGAAGATCGGCATCGCCGCCACCGGCACCGCTGGCCAACCCGCTGGCCCGACGACTGGCGGGCGGTCCTGCATCCGATCCGCCGTTGCCGAGACCGACCCGGAAGGCCGCGCCTGCGATTATTACGCCTGCCACCAGTTCATCGCCATCAGCTAAAGGAGCCTCCAATGGTCGCCACCATGAAGATTATTCCTGGTCTCAACCTGACCGCCGCACCGAACATGCCGCGCATCCCGGTGCAGACCGAAGAGGAAAAGCGCATCGCGCGCCTGCCCGGCCTGGTGCATTTCTTCGAGCCGGATCGGCTTTCGGGATCGCCGCTTGCCGCCAAGGATCGCGCGACGCCGGGCCATCCTATTTCCACGCCATCGTCGGCGATCACGGCCAGCACATCCTCTGCCTATGACGACAAGACAGTTGTAACCAAAACCGCTACGCAGGCGGCGTTCGCCTATGGTGCAGGGACCGCGCTCGAATCTTGCACAATCCTTATGGCCTGCGACCTGTCGCAGGCGCGGATTACGGCGGGCTTGGGCAGCACGCTATGGGCCTTCTTCAACGGTCCCATCAACGCATCGACGGCCAAATATGCGCTGTCCTGGCGCAATTCCGATGACCGCCTCCAGTTCATGGAGAATTATGCAGCAGGCGGCACGCCGCTGCTATTGCCGACGATCGACATGCCCGCTGGCGACGTGCCGTTCATCACGGCCCTCACCTATGACCGGCCCACGCGGACAAGCACGATATTCCTGAACAGCGCCACGCCCCTTGCGACCCTGACCCACACCAGCACACCTCCGACCATTGACGATGACACACAGATCGCGATCGGTGGCCTCTATCAATATGGCTCATCGGGCTGGGATGGAAGGATCGGCCGCGCGCTGATCATGGACCGCTCCTATAACGACCCGGCCTATCTCCCGCTGCTCGACCGCGAGATTGCGGCGATGCGCGCCTATTACGGGATCTGATGCGACATGAAGCAAGCGCCTCACATCATCGTCGGCGGATCCAGCCTTTCGCGCGGCTTTTCAATGGATGCGATCTATCAAGAGCAGGGAGCAGCGGCGATGTCGCCATGGGGTGAGGCGCTTGTCGTCAAATATGGATGGATATGGGTCGGGCTGACGTTCGGGTTTTTCGCGAAATATGCGCTGCTGATCAAGCGAGGGGTCAGGATCAAGCCCGCGCTGGTGCTGGCGGACATTCTCATCCTGCCGATGGTGGCGCTGATCGCCTATTGGCTGGTCAGTCAGGCGGGGGTGCGTGGCGAGGGTGCTGCGCTGATCACGGCCGGGGCGACCGTGGGCGCAGATCGCATCGTCAAACTCTATACTGACCGCTTCGTGCGCGGGGTCAGCGACCTGATGATCGATGAGGCTGTGCGCCGCAAGTCGGCCATTCGCGAAGAGATGCAGACGGAGTTGAGCGCGGAGCGCACCCTTTCCGATATCGCCGTCGGCAAACGCCCGATGGGCGGCGAATAGCCGCACCCCTTTTACCGGAGGATGATATGAACCACGCTGATTTGCAGCGGCGGCTGTCGACGCTTGGCCACGATACAGGCAAGCCCGGCTGGGGACCGTTGATGCGCGCCGCTGTCTATGATGAGCTGACGCGCGGCCCCGACCATGCCATCACCCAGTTCGACATCGACCAGGCAGCCGCGATGCTGGGCGGGACGGCCGCGCAGGTGTGGGCGGTGTATCGTGCGGAATCGTCGGGCGACGCTTTTATCGACGGGCGGCCCTCGATCCTGTTCGAGCCGCATCGGTTCAGCCGATCGACCGATCATCGCTATGACAAGAGCCACCCGCATCTGTCGTCTCGGTCGTGGAACAAGAAGCTCTATCCCGGCAGCCAGGCGGGCAGGTGGAAGCAGCTGCTCGATGCAGTCGCCCTGGATGTGGATGCCGGGTTCATGTCGGCCAGCTATGGCGGCTTCCAGATCCTGGGCGAGAATTATGCGGTGTGCGGCGCGCATGATCCATGGTCGTTCGCCTGGCGGCAGGCACAGACCGAAGGCGACCAGGTCGAAGCATTCGTTCGCTTCGTCGAGGGTCGCGGGCTGAAAGCCGCCTTCCGTCGGATCAGCAGCGACCCGGAAACCTGCCGACCCTTTTCGCGGGGTTACAACGGCACCGGATACGCACTGAACAACCACCACGTCCATATTGCGGACGCACATAGGAGTGCATCGCGATGAGCGGATTTATAGCGCTTTCCCCCATTCTGAGCCGCAGCGACCATCAGCTTTTCTTCATGTGCCCTGGTTGCCGATATTGGCACGGGGTGAATGTTGATCATGACGAACGGACTCGCTGGCGCTGGAATGGCGACGCCGACAAGCCGACCTTCACGCCCTCCATCCTTGTCCGAACGGGCCGAGCCGTCGACCCTTCCTACGAGTGGGAGGAAGGCGATCCTCCAGAGGTCTGTCACTCGTTCGTCACCGATGGTCGCATCCAGTTCCTGACCGATTGCACCCACGCATTCGCGGGTCAGACGGTCGACATCCCTGTATTTGACGGAAAGGACGAAAAATGAACGACGTCACTACCACACAGATTGCAGCAGGCGTGCGCCAGATCGTGCTGATCGTGGGCGGCTATGCCATCGGCAAGGGCTGGCTGGCCGCGGATACGGTCGAGATGCTGGGCGCGGTCGCGCTGGTCGTCGTTCCGCTGGTGTGGGGGCAGATCAGCACCCGCAGGCTGGCGCAAAAGTGATGGCGAATATCGGGATATTCATCGCCGGGTTTGTCAGCTTTCTGCTGATGATCATCGCGGGGGCCGCGCCCTTCGTCTATCGCGCCATCAGGCAGGGGGTGGACTGGTGATCCGCCTGCTCCCCCTGATGCTGCTGCTGAGCGGCTGCGCCACGGTCCGCCCCTATGCCAGCTGCCCCAACGCCAAGGCGGCCCTGGCGCTGGCCGAGCGCGTCGTCGCGCGGGTTTGCCCGATGGACGTCCGCTAAGTTTCACCGCCTCCCCTGAAAGGACATATTCATGGCCCTAGTCCATATCACGCTCTGCAATGTGCAGGCGCGTGCCGATACCGGCGCGACGATGCCTATTCCCGACAGCGTCGAAGGCGCAGCGGACACGATGACAAGCTCTGGCACCAGCGCGCAATCGTCGATCGTGGCGGATGGGCCGGTGCTGCTGAAGCCGCGCTTCTGGACGATCGCGCCAAAGGGCGACGTCTGGGTCAAGTTCGGGTCTGATCCCACTGCCAACAGCGACACCGGGCACCTTGTGCTGGCCAATCAGCCGCGATCCTTTGCGGTGACGGCGGCGGGCGAGAAAGTCGCCATCATGGATGCCGTCTGATGCTCGGCTGTCTGGGCGACGCGGGTGCGCTCATGCTCGGCCAGCTCGGCGTTCTGGGGGTGGCGGGTGCAACGCCTGATCCTGCGCCGACGTGGATGGCGGCGGCAACGCGGGGCGAGGTTGCGACCTCGACCGGATCGACCGGGGCGAATCCGCGTTTCATGTGCCGCACCCGCCACGTCATGGGTCCGGGCACCTATTTCGGATTTCGGCTGGTCTATGCCAATTATTTCGTCGGGACGAGGAACAGGGAAGATGGTGCGGTCGCAGCCGCTACGCTGATCGTCGGTATGGAGATACCCGGTGCGCCGACCCAGACGGTCGAAGTCAAATGGTCTGGCGCGGGCAGCGTGGTCATGGCGGGCGGCGCGGCATGGGTCGAGAGCGACGATATCCTGCCTGCGCAGTTCGGCCTTTCGACCTTTGCTGCCGGGACCGTTTTCTGGCTGCGGGCCATTCGCGATAATGTAAATGGCGATCTCCGCGTATTCAACGGGACCGTTGGCAGCGTGACCGGCGAAAGCGCCTATACATGCCCCAATAGCGGCGCTGGTACTGACCAGCATATGGGCACCGGCGCGTTGACGCTGCCCACGGGCGGCGGCGCAAACACCAATCTCTACATGCCGTTACTGCTTAACGGCCTTTCCAGCACGCATGGGAAGTCCCTCCTCTTCATCGCCAACAGCATCGGCTACGGTCAGGGCGAAGGTCTGCTTGGTGCGAACGATGGCGAGTTCCAGGGCGGGGCTTTGCGCAAGGCGGCCTTTGCACTTGGTCTGCCATGGACGTCGGTTGCGCGGCCGGCCACATCGGTTTCGGCCTATATCATGTCGGACAGTGGCGTGCCGCGCAATGCCAAGCGGTCACTGCTCTATCCCTATTTCCGCAGGGTTTATGACGGCTACGGCACCAACGACCTAGGCAACACCAACACATCGACCGGCAGCGCGCGGACGGCAACGCAGATACTCGCCGATCGCATGACGATGTACGACCAGATATTGGCCGTGAACCCGACCGCGACCATTCATCCCATCATGATGACGCCGCGCGTTTCCGCAGGCACCTATTCGCTTGCTCCCGCCTCTCAGGTGCCTTTTGGGGGCTATGCCACGGGCGACGTTGGCGGGCGCACCGATGTGAACAACGGGCTGGTCGCGGCGATCGGCACACATGGCATCGCTTCGGTGGTCGATACATCCACCAATGCCATGTCCGACGCGACCCTGACCGATCGCATCGCGCAAATTGCCGGGTCACCGGGCAGTGCGGATGGCCTGCACCCGACATCGGCGATGTACCTGTTGATGAAAGCGCCGCTGCAAGCAGACATGGCAGCCTAGGAGGGCAAGATGCAGATCGAATATGGGCAGCTTTACACCAACGCCAGCGGCGATGTGCGTGAGGTGCTGGCGGTGGCGGGTGATGTGGTCGACTATCTCGAACAGACAGGCGAAGATCCGCAGCAGGGCCAGTGTTCGGCGGCGGAATTCGCAACATGGACCAGTGCGGAATGACCATCGCGGCCTCCCTGTCCCGCGCGCTGGCGGCGCTCAGGCCGGGCGACACGTTTGTGCTGCCGGACGGGGACATCATCGGCAATATCGTCCTGCCACGCGCATTGTCCGGGGCGAAAGGCAGGCCGATCATGATCCGGGGAGGAGAGCGCACGCGCATCATCGCCCAGGACAACCGGAAGGCGGCGCTCGGGGGTGGCGGGTGCAAATGGCTGTGGCTGCGCGGTATCGCCACGGTCGGCGGGCTGAACGGGTTTCAGTTCAGCCAGAATGGCGATGCGTATGACCCGGCCAGCATGATCGAGCAGATCTATCTGACCGATTGCCATGCCGCCGATCCGGTCGATGACTGTTTCAAATTCAATGGCGGTCGCGAGGCGCATATGAACCTGTGTTCTGGGCGCGGCGGTCGTGACCAGATTGTGGACTTCCTCGGCATCCAGCGCGGGAGTATCCGGCGATCGGCGTTCGGGGGCGCGACCTGTGCTATCACCTGCAAGGGCGGCACACAGGCGATCGAGATCAGGGCCAATGATATCCGCGCGTGTGTCGATGGCATCCACTACGGCGAACGCACCGCCCCGCGCTGGCAGGCACCATGGACCGAGCGCAGCGCTGAGCGCATCACCATCGTCAATAATGACATAGCGGTCACCGGCAACCCGATCGCTCTGGCGAAGGGTGCGGATGCGGACGTGGCGCAGCTGCTGCGCGACAACAGGTTGACGACGACGAAGCGCGCCAAGGGGCAGATGGCGCGGCTGGTCGAAGTCTATGGCTGACCAACGGCTATCCGTGCCAGACTAATCCTTCACTTTGCCAATTTCATGCGCGATATATTCAAACAGCCGCCGCTCGGCAGAATTCCTCGCCCCGCGATCGATCGCGATTTTCAGCAGTCTGTCGACCCAGTCGACGGGGAGGACGACAGGAACGTCCGGCTCCAGTTCGATACGGATTATGCCCCTTTCTTCGGGATAGGCTTCGCCCAGCAGCCCTTCTCTGAAAAGGTGAGCGATAGAATAGGCTTCGGTGGGTAGCGTCCATTGCCGCACGATGAAGGGATCGTAGATGATGGTCGCCTTGCTCATAAGAACGTAATGAGAACATAGACACGAGTCGGGTCAAGCGCGTTGACAGGCGGGCGGTCGCAAACCACCTTCGCATGCATGTGCAATCGGGCTGAACGGGGCGACACGCAAAAGGTGCTGAAGCTGTTCGGCGCGCAGCTGGGCGCGCGGTTCAATGAGGGGCCGTTGCAGGTGCATCCCAAATCGCCGGGCAGCGTCGTGCGCATGGGCGACGATGGTCTGGTGCTGGAGCAGATGACATGGGGCTTTCCCGTTTCCCTGCGGGGTAAGGCGGGGCAGCCGCTTAAGCCAAAGCCCGTCAACAATGCCCGTTTCGACAAGCTGGGGTCGTTCTGGAAGCGATGGGCGGCCGAGCCGCGCCAGCGATGCCTGATCCCTACGGCGCGCTTTGCGGAGGCCGTGGGCGAACCGGGCCGCATGACCGAAACATGGCTGTCGGTGAAGAAACAGCCGATCTTCGCCTGGGCGGGCCTGTGGACACAGAGCGACGAATGGGGCGCGGTCTATACCGGGGTCATGACCGACAATGCGCCGGAGCTTGCCCATATCCATGATCGATCGCCCGTGATCCTCGATCCGCAGGATTGGGACGCATGGCTGACCGCACCGCTTGCCGATCTGTATCGGTTCGACCGGCCCTATCCGGCGGACCGGCTGGAGGTCGATGCAACCGACGCGCCATGGTTTCGCAAGAAAGGCACGGACGGTCCGGCGCTGGTCTGATCACTCCCTCGCCCACGTCGCGCCAAACGATCATTTTAAAGACACGTCCGCATCGATATCGGCCTTCCGATATCGCGAGCGGGGGTGCCGTGCTGTAACACGGCAACCGACGGACTAGCATCCGTCACTAGCGGCTCGCGTAGCCGCATCGCCCCCGCACCTGCGCAACAGGCGGGGTTCTTGTGAGACCTTCCCCTTATGGAGTTATTAACGGGCCAGACGCCTTTCGGCGTCGCAGGCGAGGATACCGGCTATCTGTTCAACCTCGATCTGCCGAACAATCGAGACGCGATCGGCTTTGGCAACGCCGCCTTCAGCGTCGCAATTATCGATCGCGACATCGCCAACCGGATCATCAAGGCGAACCACTACAGCAGGCGCGTCTATTCCGCCTCCACGCTTCACCTCGGCGTCTTCATAGGCGTGGAGATGGTCGGCGTTCTGCAATACGGCTTCGCCATGAACCCGGCCAGCGCTGATAGCGTGGTCGCAGGCACCGGCATGTCCGAATATCTCGAACTGAACCGAATGTGGCTTTCCGACGCCGCGCCGCGAAACAGCGAGAGCAAGGCGCTTGCCTTCTCGATCCGGTTGATCCGGCGCATCCGCCCACCCGTGAAATGGATACAGTCGTTCGCTGATCAGCGCTGCGGCCTATTCGGCACCGTTTATCAGGCGGCTGGCTTCACCTTCCACGGCGAGCATCTAGGAATCTTCTGGGAACTGGACGGCGATTTCTATCACAACAGCCTCGTCACCAATTCGAAAAGCAAAGGGCCGCGCGCTCAAACGATCAGAGCCGGACTTGACCGGGCGACCCGGCACAAGCTGCGCCAGTTCCGCTATCTGCGGTTCCTCAAGCCCCGGTTCGCCAAGGGGTGCAGATATCCGGTGCTGCCGTTCCCGAAGCCGGACTATGGTGTCAGCGTCGATTGAGGCGGGCGTTCCGAAGCTCACCAGCAAATGTGGCCAAACGGCCCACATCTCTGGCTTCGGCTGGCCTAGAGTTGCTCTGCAACTCCGTCTCCATCTCGTAGAGGCTTTGCGTCAGCGCGTCGGGCAAAATGATGTCCGGCGCGCTGCTAACTAGCGCCCGGATGATTGCCCGCAGGGCTGCTTGGGCGCTGTCATCCATGATGATTCTCCTATTTCGAACGGATCGTTATCTTACCTTGCAGTTCCCGCCAACCAGAGGCACTGCATCAGAGCGGCCCGTCCATCGGACGAGCGCGGTTCCCCCGCGTGCGAGGACGGTGCGACCCCGTCGGGCCGCTCCACCTTTTCCGCTGGCCAAAACCACCTGCGCTTAGCATCGCGGCAGCGCTTAGCCTCTTCCGCTCGCTCCTTATCGTCAGCCCAATCGAACGCCATAGTCACCTCGCATGTTTTGAGGCGGCACTATGCAGCCACCGTCCGACCATCGGAGGACGGTTCCGGTGGCTGCGACATCCACACGACCTCAATCGTCGCTGGCTACCGGTTCGCGCTTGACATCACCTCTTGTGGGATTTCCGGTCGGGCCATATCTCTAGCCCATGGCCCGACCAGCCCAATCGATCGCCGTCATGGGCGCGGATTACCCGAACAAGCGCGGCCCGGCTCGGCGCTTCGAGATGGCGCTATGCCTGCCAGGGGAGCGTGTGCATCTGCGGCGCGAGCCTAATAACCCGGCTGACAGTCGCGCCATCGCCGTATATTCTGAACGCAATGTCCAGCTGGGCTATGTGCCTGCCGAACAGGCACAATGGATCGGCAGCCTCCTGCCGACCGTTCGCGCGATATTCCAACGTGCCGACACGTTCGGCCCCGTGATCCGCGTCACTTTCGATGGAAGCGAGCCGGTGCTGCCAGTCATCAAGCCAAAGCCCGAGCGCCCGCCTCACGGTGGCGATTGCGGGGTGGATGACGACTGGCCACCGCGTGAGCCGAGGGATGACTTCGGGGGGATTTAGCGCGATGTTCGGGGGCCGCAACCGCCCTCGGAGCGTTCATCCGTAATTGACCTGTTCATGCTTTGCATATACGCGAGCCAATATGGGGATGTGAGCGATGGCCGACCAATACGTCTTTCACATTAGCGAAAGCTACACCCCCGCGACCATACCTATGGAACGCCTAGCTGAGTATATGGGCGCGCTTGCCAAGCTGCTTGGCGAAACAGCGAACGTTCATTTTTCAGATGTATTCAATGCTTCGACCGCGCTGCGGGCGAATGTTGACAGCCCTGCACAACCCAAGGTGTTTGCTCGCGTTTCAGCGATCAGGGCTGGAGATGCGCCGGTCGATGCGGTTCGGGCCTTCGAAGTAATTGACGAAATGCTTCGGAAGGATAACGCCTACGGCACCCTGACAGAGGGCGACGGAGGAGTCGAAGGCGCGGTTATCATTCCTTTTCCAGGAAAGCGGCGTCCCCCGGAGCCTGCGTTTGGCCCCTTTAAGAAGGAGGGAACGCTGGACGGCGAAGTCTATCGGATAGGCGGCAAGGATGAGACAAAACATGTCGGCATCCGCGACGGCAAGCGCGAATATAATCTCGTCACGAGTGAGGCCGTCGCTCTAGAGCTGCGGCATCATGCCTTTAGCGGGCAGATCCGCTTTCATGGCACCGGGACATGGTATCGTCATGCTGATGGCGAATGGGAATTGCGAACCTTCAAAGTTAAAGACTTTGATGTGCTGGATGACGCCCCACTGAGCGAAGTGATTGATCGATTGCGGAAAGTGCCGAGCGACTTACGGGCGCTTTCTTCGCCAGTAAGCCAGCTTCTTGATGACCGAAGCGGTATGGAGAGCAGGCATTGAAGGTCGCCATCGATGCCACTGTTTTGGCATACTTTTTTGATGCCGAGGCCGCCCCGCCGCTCGATGCTTCGGGGGTTCCCGTTGCACTGTGCCGTGAGCGTATAACCCTGCTTATTAGCGAGCTTCAGAAAGCCAAGGCGACCATAATCATTCCTGCCCCGGCGTTGTCCGAGATACTCGTTTATGCTGGCGATGCCGCACCCAACTGGCTTAGCGTGCTATCGAACACAAAATACTGCCGCATTGCCGATTTCGATCAGTTGGCAGCGGTCGAGTGCGCGGTCATGGCGAAGAAGCGGATCGAAGCCGGACCAAGGCGCGAAGGCTACACGAAACGAAAAGTGAAGTTCGATGAGCAGATCGTGGCTATAGCGCTGGTCGAGCAGGCCGACGAAATTCTGTCAGACGACAGTGATATTAGGGCGCTCGCAGGTGATAGGATGTTGGTCCGGGGGATCGGCGAGTTGCCCGTCCCCGCACAAGATCTTCAAATCTCAATCGACTGGAACGCGGCCGGAGATCGCCCCTCGCAGGATCTTGATATCACTGCCGACTAAGCGGCCGCCCGCTCCGATAGTCCATCAACTGGTCGACCTTGGCGGCGATAGCCTGCCAGGTCTGCACTCCTTCCTGATCCCCGCCGGTCGCCAGCTCGGCGACGCGCAGGGCGCAATGCAGCGGGGCCTTGGCCTTGTGCTGTTTGATCACCTGCTGCGCGCAGGCCCATATCTCCCAATCGGTCAGGGGCATGTCACTGCACGAAGAGTATTCCATCAGGCGGATCGCGCTGAATGATCGTCCGGCCACCGTTCAATTCGTCCACGCACTCGCTGATGGCCATCCAATTGGCGGCCTTCCCTTGGTCGCGGCTATCCATGGCTTCCTGAAGCGCGCCCAGAAGGAAATTCCCGACATACTCCCCATATTGCTCCATGTAGGCAATCGCGAGCAGGTAGCGGTCCTTCAAGGGTATCGAAGTTGGGGAATCGAGGGCGCTCATTGGCTCTGCCATTCGGCCTCGGCATCATCCAGCGCTTCGAAGGCATCCCCCTCGGCACCGGCCTCGTGCAGCTTCTTGCGCAGGTCGTCCGGGGACATGGCCGCCCGGAACTTGGGATCGGCCTTCGCGGACTTCGCCAGCGGCCCGATCCAGTCATCACGCTTGGTCTGTTTGAGCAGCCACGCGCCGAACGTCTCGCCATGTTCGTTTTCCTGCATTATCGGTTCCCTGCGATTCGCCCGACTATATCATGTTTTGGGGTCCGGACGTTGCGCCTGTCGCCACGCCCGGACCTCGGCCTCGTCCCAGCGGCTAGAGAAGCCTCCAGGCTTATACTGGACCGGGAAATTCCCTTGCTTAAGCAATTTGTAGATCATCGTTTTGCTGAGGCCGGTGATCTCGCAAACTTCTTTTAGGCGTATGAGACGATCAGGCGTTGTCACCTGCGCGGGCCGTCGAGTAGCGCGCCAGCTGGCGGTAATCCCTCCATCAACATATCTGCCCAATCCTGCGCCAGCGCCCGCCGACGCGCCATGTGTTGCGCTCGATTGTAGGCGGCTTCAACCTTGTCCTTAGGGACATGGGCCAGCATCATGTCGATAATCGCGCGGTCGGGCCGGTGCCGCTCGTTCATGATCGTGCTGAACGCAGCGCGCCAGCCGTGCGGAACATGCCTCCCGTGATAGCCTACCCGATTATACAGATAGCCGATCGCGTTTTCACTGAGGGGCCGATGTGCGTGCCGCTGGCCGGGAAACACCAGCTTGCCGCGTCCGGTGAGGCGGCGGACCTGCCGCAGAACATCCACGGCTTGGTGCGAAAGAGGCACCACATGATCGAAAGCCTCCTCGTCCTTGCGGTCAAGTATCAGTTTCATACGGGCGGCTGGCACGCGCCAGATCGGAAGCATCGGGCCGATGAAATCGCCCGTCCAGTCGATCTCCTCGAACTCTGCCCACTCGACACCCCGCACGACGGCGGGGCGAACGCTCGTCAACGCCAGCAGGCGCGACGCCAGCTTGGTCACGGGTGTAGCGCCTGAAGCCTCAGCGGCGAGGAGAACGCCGCGCAGATCGTCCAGCCGGGTCAGGGCTGGCTGCTTTCCTTTTTTCGGAAGTGGCTTCAGCGCCTTCATCACAATGGCAGCCGGGTCGTAGGTGGCGACGCCTTCCGATATGGCATAGGAAAACACAGCGGATATGCGCTGCCTCATGCGGCGGGCGGTCTCGATCGATCCGCGCGCCTCGATCTTACGCAAGGTGGCCAGAACCGTCGGGGCATCAATCTCATCCATCGCGAGCGGACCAAGGTCGGGGAACACGTCACGGTCTAGGCTGGTGATCACATCTTTGGCGTGCACAGGTGCCCATCGCGGCGCTTGCACTTCATGCCATGTCCGGGCGAACTGCTCGAAGGTCATCTTTTGGGCGCGCGCGATCCGCTCCGCCTCCTTGGCCTCCTTTGACTTCTTGCGCGCCCCGGACGGATCGTCATGCTCGCGCAACTGTCGGCGCGCCTCGTCCCGCTTCTGCCGGGCCTTGGATAGGGGTACATCGGGGTACGGCCCAAAGGTCAGGAGCTTTTCCTTGCCTTGAAACCGGAACTTCATTCGCCACGATCGCAGGCCCGTCGGGGCGACATAGAGATATAGCCCGCCAGAATCGGCGAGCTTATATGGCTTGTCCTTCGGCGCTGCATTTCGCGCCATAGCGTCCGTGAGCAT